CACAGGCACTTGAGCGTGAACTCCGTATGGGTTCTCGTTATCCGGAAGGCCGAACAGGTCAGATCGATGCATCTATTGTTACAGGTCGTGGCGTTCAAGCCCTTATGGGTGGCTTTGATTCACAGATTAAGGCAGCACAGGCAGTCTTTGCTCGCTTCTTTGTAAACCTTATCGGTATTGCATTCTGTGTAGATGAGCAAGTATTCGGTTCAACTCAGAAAACTATTCGTGGATCCGATGACGGAACACCATACGAATTAAAATACACACCATCGAAAGACATCAACGGTGATTACACAGTAGATGTCCAGTATGGCCTCATGGCAGGACTAGATCCTAACCGTGCCGCAATCTTTGGATTGCAACTTCGTGGAGATAAGTTGATTTCTCGTGACTTCCTCCGCCGCAATCTTCCATTCTCAATCAATGTCACACAAGAAGAACAACGAATTGACATCGAAGAACTTCGTGACTCATTAAGAACCGCAGTAGCACAATATGCAAACGCAATCCCAATGCTTGCTACTCAGGGTGGGGATCCAACAGAAGCTGTTAAGAGGCTCGCCGACATCATTGAAGGTCGAGCAAAAGGTCAAGCATTGGAGTCAATCGTTGCTAAAGCGTTTGCTCCAGTAGAACAACCGGCAGCGACTGCGATGGCCCCCGGTGCTTCGCAACCCCCTATGGGGGTTCCGGGAGCGGCCCCGGCTGCCGGTTCCCAAATGGTATCTGGCCCCGGCCAGTATTCTCGTAGAACTGATCTAGCACAAGGTGGAACCCCACCGATGGCTGATCTTTTAGCTTCCCTGACTGGGGCGGCTTAACACGCATCTGGAGGTGCAATATGTTCGGAGTAAAAAAGGGTGCAGTAGCTAAGGCTCTAGTTCTTGGCCCAATCATGGGTAAGAAGTCTGCATCAGGCAAAGCAGGAATGCAGAAGCTTGGCGAAACAGGAAAGCCAGCATCAGCAGCAGGAAAGAAAGCTAAGTAATAATCTTAGGAGGGCGAGTCAATGTCAGAAGATAACTTCGATGAACTCGATGATATGTTTGTATTGGCTCGCCCTGCAAAGAAGATAGATTTTGTTTACGCAGTAGCAGATTTACTATATAAAATAAGTTATTCATTCGCAGATTTCTTCTCATTGATAACAAAGATTATCCATTCACATTCTGTAAACGAAGCAAAGAAGCAGTATATGTGGGAGAAGATGACCAAAGACATTGAAAAAATGGAGGCTAAAGATGGCTGAAGGCCCATACATTGGTAGGCAGGCAGCACAATCCATTACCGGTGGAGCATACGGTGAGAATCAAGAACTCACACAACTACAAACTGCTCCCGGAGTTCCATTAGCAGCAACTGAAACAGGTGCAATGGGTGGCGGAATGGGCCCTATGATTGCAGCACCTGCTATGCCAAACAGAAACTTTTCTACACCAAACCCAAATGTAGATCAAGAGATTACATTCGGTGCAGGTTTTGGTGCTGGCCCGGGTAATGAAGTATTACCTATCCCACCACAAGCACCTGACGAAACTGCCACACTTGTCCGTCAACTTATTGCCCTATATCCAGATCCAGACTTGGTTCGATTAGGTCAAAGATTAGATTATGAGAAGCGTTAATGGCAGGAAAAACCGGAGGCACATTTGGTGCTGGTAGTCTCGGTGCATCGTTAAGTTCAATTCCTCAAGAAGGAACAGCAGCTTACGATACATACATTCAGGCCCAGCAATCTAAGTATTTAAGTCCAGACTTTGCCAAGCAGTTAGCTGCTATGGCTAAGGCCTACCCTGCTGCATCTGTCGGCACGGTCATGGGTCTTACAAAGTCTGGTGCTGTTATTGGTGGCAATACAGCCAATGCTATGACCACACTCGATGGATCAGCATTGATTGATGCACAGCGTAACGCAGCCATTGCTGCTGCTGCTAAGTTGAAAGAGCAGAACTCTGCAAAGAAGGGTTCACCTGCTGACTTCTTAGCACCACTTACTCGTACTGCTTTCATGCTTTTATCAACACCATTTGAAATGCTAGAAGCCACCGTTCGTAACGGTGTATCTGGCAAGGGTGGCATGAATGTTCTTGATGAGACTCAAACAGGTCAAGCTCTTATCAACCTTTTCAAAACAGGCAAGATTGATGTAGGTACTGGTTTTCTTAGTGCAGATCCAAACTCTGCGGTAGGTAAAGCATTACTTAATGCAAAAATTGCTGCTGGCCCTACGATGAAGGGTGGAGTTCCTTGGACTTATTCAAGTGGACTTACACAAGCATTATTCGATAACCCAGAGACTAAAGCAGCTCGTACATTCCAAGCCATTTCAGGATTCGTTCTCAATCTAGCAGCAGATCCACTTACTTATGTTCCCGGTGTAGGTTTAGTTAAGATCGGTAAAGAAGCTGGAAAGGTTGGCGTAACACTTCGTGTTGGGCCAAAGGCCGCAGCTCGTGCAGCAGAAGCGAAGGCAGCACCGATCAAGGCTGTGGCTCGTGATGTCGAAGACATTATGGGTGATGTTACAAAAGTTCGTGCAGAAGCACGAGCAGCATCAGGCGACATCAATATGCTTGAAGCAGACATCATCAAACACCAAGATGATCTAAATGCTATCTCTGAACAGGTAGATAATACATACCAGACTTATTACAAAGCAAAGTCTGAAGCAGATTTATTGGATGCAGAAAACGGACAACTCCGTCAACAGCGTGATACTTTACTTGCAGGTCTTAAGACTGCAACCGAAACAAAAGGTCAACTTGTTGGACAGGCTCGTAAGGCTGAAGACCTTATGGCTCATCGTATTGAACTCAATACTGCTGGTCGTGCAGCAGCAGTTCAAAGCATTCTTGATGCTAAAGGTTTTGATGAAGTAGTTCGTGCAGGAGAAACACTTGTTGAACAAGAACAGTTGGCTCCCGGACTTATTCATACACTTGAAGAAGCAGCCCTTAAGAAGGGTGATCGTGCAGCAACTCAAGGCATCCGCAATGGCGTAGATGCTGTAGTTCGTGTAGCAGCAAAACAGAAGCCACGCCTTATCAAGTGGACAGGTCTTATCAAGGCTGGAGATTCACCACAAGCAACTCGTGTATCTAACGAGATTGGTTCTAACCTTATCGATGTTGGAACTGCTGCTGGTATCCAAGAGTCTAAATTGCAAGGTGTTCTCGATGTAATCGATACACCCGGTGCAACACACGCAGAACTTATCCAGTCAGCACAGAAGGCTGGAATTACAGAACAACTATTTGCAGCATACGAAAGATCCGGTATCCAAGGATTTGAAAATGTTGGTGCTACTCGTGGTATGGGTGGTGGCGGATATGCTTACTTCCCACGGACAGTAGACCCATTCGATGCAAAGATTTCTGACTTTGGTCGCTTCAAGGCTGATGCTATCAACTCACCTGACATCAACGATCTTGGTGTTCAAGCACTTACAACTAAGGGTGCAATTACCCAGCAGGTTACAGGGCTAGTCGAAGGTGCAGCAGCACCTCGCTTAACAGTCATGGAACAACTTGCCGATATAAATAAAGCTCTTGCCGAGCAGGGTAAGGTTACAAAAGGTGTCCAAAAGGAACTTGCCAAGGCTGAAGAAGCTTGGAGAAATAGACTTAAGTATGTTCAAGATCGAGTCAAGTCTGATGATGAAGCTCGTATGCTTCTCGAAGAGGCACGAGGTCGCAAGGCTCTAGCAATGGAAGCAGAGTTTGGTCTTATGACCATAGGTGGTAAGCAGATCCTTGATTACCAGCAAGCTGCTAAAGCATTCTTTGGCCCAATGGGTCAGAACGCTGCAAAGTTTATTGCTATCCACTACGGCCCAGAACAATACGATGATCTATGGCGAGCAATGAATGGCAACATCACAGTTGATCTAGCCAAGCGTTTGGCTGCTGCTACTTCTGAAAAAGAAGTTATGGGATTACTTGCCGGTGAAGTTGGCCTAGAACTATCTCGTGGAACAAGAGTTGGACTTGCAGTTCAATCTCGTGCAATCCAATTCCAGTCAAGTTTCTATGCACCTAACTCATTAAAGTTACACCATGAAGGTTTTGCTAACTTCCTGCTTAATGCAGAAAACGATGCACGAGCATTCCTGAGAAGCAACAAAGTAACTGCACCGTTTACACGGTTTGCACCTACTAGAAATCTTGTTCACCTAGACGATGTAGATACATTGGTCAAGGAAATGAATGACACTTTGCCATTCCTTAAGGCATCTGCTGAATTACAGAAGACATCCATTAAGGCGATGATGGCGGCTACAACCTCAACTGAACGCTTCAATGTATTCATTGACACGCTTAAGTCTTTGGTTAAGGAGAAAGCTCCTAACCTAACAGAAGAACAAATCCGTATGCTTAACGATGCGGCTCGAGTATTTAAGAAGGAAGCAGATGCTAACCGAAAGTTCTTGGCACAGGTTGCTGGTAAGGACATCGGCACACGAGAATTTAAGGTCGCTGGAAAGACCCAGAAGTTCACACAACTGGATCCACTCATTGACTCTCAACTTGCAAATTTTGTCAAATGGCCTGACATCGACTCAATCCGTCAGCTCACAGGAAAGACAAGAAACCTCTTCTCCGGATCACAGAATGCACAGCAACTCAGAACAGTAACTACTGATCTCTTTGACTCATTCTTTAAGCAGACAGTTCTTGTAGGTCGTGTTTCATACATCCTACGAAACATCGGTGATATGCAGGTTCGTTCATTCCTTGGTGGATCTACAACCTTGTTCAATCACCCATTGCAGTTTGCTGCCATGATGATGGCTAACCCAGAGGGTAATGCAATCGCTAAGTTTGCTACTCGTTGGTCTCGCTTTGATAACACAGTCTTTGGCACAAACTTCAACAAAGCAGTTGAAGAGATGGATGCAATCGGCTTTAAGTCAGCAGCACTTGCAGATGCAGATAAGTTTGCTGTAATGATGTCTCGATCTATCGGTGTTGGTATGGGCCAAGGCACTCGTGGTCTTTCACAGATCCTACCTACCGGTATGCGTTTCATTACACCAGAAGAACGAGGATTCAATCGGGCATGGGCCGGAGCAATCCTTCAGTTCCGTGAGTCAGCAATGGCTCGTCTAGTTGCCGGTGGTCTTACTGGTGGAGTCAAGGGTGCCAATGGAAAGATTACTCCTTGGTTCAAAGAAGCAGAAGCTTTTGTTGCTAAGAAGCAAGCACAGGGAATGGATCTGTCTCGTGATTACGAGAAGTTCATTGTTGATTTTATGTTTGAGACAGAGCAGGGAATCTTGCTTCGTACACAGATTGCCAAGGTTGATGAACTCAATCGTGCATTGATGCTTGATGCAGACGAGGCTATTGCTCGTCAGGCTATGGAGAATTACTTCAAGGTAGTCACAGAAGGTGTCGATAACCTATCTGGTGGCCGCCAAGAGTTGCGTGACTTTATCTCTGGTAAAGCAATGGTTGCAGTAGATGGCAAGAGAACTCCCGGATTTAATCCAAAGGGAACTCAGTCAAAGGATGTATGGCTTGCCAATATCCTTAAGGGATATGTTGATTCAACAGACATCTCAAAGGCTATCGGTCAACTAAAGCTTCCAACAGATGATGTTCGTGCCGTTGCATCCTTCAAGGGTCAATGGGATCGTGCAGCATCTAAGTTCTTCCAAGTCTCTGCATCGATTGAAAAGCGAGCATCACTTGGCCCAGAGTTTAAGCAGCAATACTGGAATGGTGTTGCAGAGAATCTAAACCTTATGACTAAGGATGAAGCCACTAAGATCCTTGCTATCGCAGAAAAGGAACTTCGTGCCATCAAAGTCTTTGGACTTAAGGCAGGGTTTGAAAACCCAGCATTAGTTCGTATGCGTGAGGCAATCAAGACACTCGATGATCGAGGACTTGCTGCCGATGATATGCATACAATCGCAAATAACTTTGCTGCTAATAAACTACAGAAGCTTTACTACGATGCAATGCGACAGAAGCAGTATGCAGTTGCAGCTCGTTTAGTGGCTCCCTTCGCAGCAGCGTGGGGTAACACTATTGCTACTTGGAGTAAGTTGATTGGCACAGATGTAGCCAATACCTTCCGTCTACAGGGTAAGGCTCGTACTTACAAGGCAGCTAACGCTTTTGAATTCTTGACTCACCCAGAGACTGGTGTCATTTACGAATGGACTGGTCAGAACTGGAATGATCCAAGCCAAGGATTTATCTACAAGGATCCAACCTATGGTGATCCTCGTATGGTTATCCCTCTAGCCGGTAATGCACTTGGCTGGATGCTTTCAACAGCAACCGGTGAAGCAGTTCCATCGATGCCAACATCACTTTCAATTCCATCTTTGAACCTTGCATTCAGCAATGAATTGCTACCGGGTGTAGGCCCTGCAATTCAACTCTCATTGGGTCGACTAATCCAGAGCCAAGAAGGTTGGGCAGCAGATCAACTTCGTGATGTGATCTATCCATTCGGAGCCCCTGAAGGTAAGACTGGAATCGTTGAATCATTTACACCTGCTTGGGCCCAGAGAGTTCTTTATGGTTTAGGTATTAACTCCTTTGAAGAGAAGAGTGTTTCTACTCTTCGACCATTGATGACATACCTTGCATCAACTGGTAATTATGGAGACTTCCCACTTGGTGGAGAAGCACAAGCAAAGCTTCTTGAAGATGCAGGTAGAGTCAATCGAGTCCTCGCTTTATGGCGTGGTATCACACAGAATGTGGCTCCCGGATCTATTGCACCTCAGATTCTTGCTAAGGACAAAGAGGGTGAACTTCATGTTCAAGCTCTTATGTTTAATGACTTTTTACAGATCCGTGCAAACAACCCAGACAGTTATGAAATTGCTGTAGCCAAGTGGGCTGACAAGTATGGCGAGTCAGCACTCTTTGCTCTGGTATCTGGATCTCGTGGTGGTATCACACCTACTGATGAAGCTTGGAATTTTTATACAAATAACCGTAAAGATGCCAATGCAATACCAAATGCGTTTGCCCTCTTCTTCCCCGGTGGACAATACTCACAAGAATTTGCTAAATGGCAAGCACAGCGTGGACAACGATTTAAGTTATCACCTGCTGAAATGCAGATGGAAGCGGCTCGTTATGTATACACAGCTCGTAAGGCTAAGTTACAAAGCGATGAAGCCATCGCTATCCAACAGGGTGCAGATCCAAAGCAAGCCCATCAGGTCTATATGACTCGTAAGGCAGCAATGGATGATGACTTCGGTGGACAGCCAGACTTCCGTGCAGCAGGTGTTCCTCGTGAGACACTTGTCAAGGAAGTAACTCAGGCTCTTAGCAACCCTAAGTTTGCTGAAACCGAATCAGGTAAGGGCTTGGCTAAGTTCTTACAGGCTCGTGAGTCAGCGTTGAATTCTGTTGCAGAAGCAGGATACAAGACACTTACAGGTAAAGCTGTTGAAAATGTAGCACAATGGTTAGACCAAACTGCTTACCAGATAATCTCCGAACACCCAGATTTCTCTGTAATGTACTGGCGTGTATTTGCAACAGAGACAGGAAATAACTAATGGTTGATCTAAACAAGAACGGAATCGATGATTCCTTGGAAAAGACATCAGGAACTAATCCTTATGCTGCCCCTTCAGTAGGTGGTGGCAACTCATATCCTGCACAAGGAACTGGTGTATTCCGCCCGGGTGTTGTCTTTACTGATCCAAGGACTGGTAAGAAAACAGATGTAACTGGCAAAATTTATTCTGCCCTGTATCAAGTTTCAGACCTTCAGGTATATCAGATTCTTGGAGAACAGATTAAATCTTTATCAGATCAGAACCAAGTTAAAGCTCTTTTGATTCAAGGTGGACAACTTGCTAAGTCTGATTTTCAGACTGCCTATTGGAGTAAGGCTGATACAGATGCATTTAAGAAAGTTCTAGGTGAAGCCAATGCTGATGGTGGTCGTACATGGCAAGAGAAGTTAGCAGCCATTGGATCTGGTGGTGGTGGAGAACCAAAGACAACCACTCAGAGAGTCTCAAGTATCTCAACTAAGGAAGAAGCACAGGCAATCGTGCAGAATGCACTTCGTGCAAAACTTGGTCGTGATCCTCGTGATGCTGAATACAATCAACTGCTTCAAACTCTTACATCTGCTGAGAAGGCTAACCCTTCAATCACTACACAGACACAGACAGCACCGGGTCAATACTCAACTACAACAACTGGAGGCCTATCGATGGCTGGCAAGGGTCAAGTAGTTGAACAGGCAATCATGGCTAATCCAGAGTTAGAAACAGAAGCAGTCAACAAAACTCTTAATTCATACGGCGATGTTATAGCGAAGATTGCAGGTGTCCGATAATGGCTGAACCATTAAATATTGATGCACTCTTAGCGGAAGCAGAGAGAGTCCGTGCAGCTAATGCTGCCGCTTCAGCAACTGCAAAAAAGAATGAAGCTAAATCAAAAATTGACCAAAGAAACAGAGAAGCGGTAAAAGGCTTTGAGGTGTTATCAAGTCGTATTGTTCCAAGACTTGATGAAATTAAGAAGCAGATTACAACTGAAGTAGCTTTAGTTTCAGCAGGTGTAAGACAGCCAGAATTCTTGAAGAGTCTTGTTGATAAATATAACGGTTTGCTTAAAGAGCAAGCAGATTATATTAAAAAAGCAAACGATATTTCTACTGGTATTTTAACCCTTGATTCTAAAAACAAACTTGTATCTACAGGAAAAGGAATATCTGAAACCCCACCGAGTGGAACAGTTGTAAGCGGTGCCAAAACAAATGAAGATTCAGACGGCGATGGCATTCCAAATGTTTCAGACAACCTTCCTAATTTTCCAAATCCTAATCAGGCAACAGGCAGAGTAGGCGGAGGCCCAACTGTTGTAGATCAAGCAGTAGGTGGCGATAAAGGCGGCAACAAAGGTGGTAATACTGGTGGAAACACCGGAGGTAATACCGGCGGTGGAGATAAGTTCACAGGTAAAGGAACTGCTGACAAGCCATACCTAAAGAACGGTAAGCCATTTACAGGAACTGCTGGCGGTAAAACCTATCAAGGTGGAATCGTTGTTGATCCAAATGCATTGACACCAGAACAGCAATCAAAGCTTGGTGAATACGGTAGCAAGTATCTTATTGATTACTTTAAGGCTAACTACCCAGACATCTACAAGAAGCTTGAAAGCATGGCACGACTCGGTGAGTCTGCCGCCAATGTTGAAGCATACCTTTCAGGAACTGCTTGGGCTAAAGATGTCAATCAAAGAACTTATGCACTTATTGGTGCAGCCGAACTTG